CTATCCAAGTATTTATAAAATAAGTAAGCTCTCCTGACTCATCATCAAACTGTCTTTCAATTTCCCCCCAAAATGTTTTTCCATATAATTTATGTTTTAAAAAATCGTCACTAGTAACATCTTCTTTGGAAGATACTAGATTATTTTCTTTAATATATCTTTCTATAGGAGCAGTTCCCCTATTAAGATAATTAGCTATTTCCACTACTGATAAAGTTGTTACTTTTTCCCCTATAAATTTTTCTTCTTCTAAACTTAGCTGTCCTCTTTTTTTGGGGGGAGTTGTTTTGTCCATTTTTGTTCCTCCATTATTTTTGAGATATGAGCTTGAAGGCGAGATAATTCTTGTTTTTGTATTTTTGTTCCGTGTTTTAATTTAAGATAAGATTCTCTGTATTCTTGTTGAATATATTGATCCAAAAAATCTATGATTTCTTTATTTTCAGTTGTTTTTACAGTATCCTTAGTTTTATCAGCATGAAATCCATCATCAATAATATTAGAGGGTTGGATAATATTCTTCTTAGCATCATTTCTTTTGCTCCAAGAAGCATATGGTTGACAGTCATCTTTGTTTAAAAACTTGCTACATTGATTGGAGGAATTTTTATAAGCTTTGTCAAATAAGGGACAAGTTAAGCATGGCTTGTCTGGTCTTTGAAAATTATTTCTTTTATAATTAAATAGCCTATTCCTAACATGAGTCCATAAGAAATTTTCCAGCGGTCTGCTGTTGTCGTATTTTTCAAGTCCCTCTATCGCAAAAATAGCAGCTTGTTGTTTCATATCATCAAAATTGTGATATGCAAATCTAAACTTGTATGCTAATCTTTTGCTTATATTATCTAGTACTCTTAAAAAATCTTTTTCATCAACCCCTTTTGGCAATTGGTTTTCTTTGGGTTTTATTTTGGGTTTTGCTTTGGGTTTTGTTTTGGATTTTTCCTTGGGTTTTTTAAGAATCTTTAATTTGGGGGTTTTCTTCTTTGGTGTCTTGCTGGGTTTTTTGTTCATTTAATAGGCATGAAATGCTTTGTCCTGTTGGAAGATCAAGGTCTTTTAAAACTTCTGAATCTAGTATTTCAGATGCTCGGACCGATAATACCGAATCAATAAGATTGTTATCAAAGTTATCTGGTGACATTTTTTCTCCTTGCTGTAAACTCGCCAAGTAGTAGTATAGTATGACGTAACCAATAGTTTGTCAATACTAATAACACCAAAGGGGCTTTATAAATGGGAAATTATAAAAAGTGGACAGATGTGGAAATTGATTATATTAAGCAACACCACAACACAGTTGCTGACGAGGATCTTGCTCAAAAGCTAAGTCAGTTGTCTTCTCAGTCTGTTACAACAGCTATGATTAGGCGACAAAGACGAAAGTTAAGGCTAAGTAAGCCACGGGGTAGGCCTCGCAAGAATAAGCAGGTTGTTTTGGGGGCTGTACAGAAAGAAAAGGAATAAGGGTCAATAAATGAAAATATTAGTAACTGGGGGATCTGGGTTTTTAGGGAAATCTGTTATAGGGGCATTATATAATAGTTGTTTTAAATATGATGATGTTTTTATATGTAGAAAAAAGGATTTTGACCTTACTAATAATGATGATGTTAAAAGATTATACTCTACCTATCAACCCGATGCTGTTATTCATTTAGCAGCAGAGGTTGGTGGGATAGGGGCAAATATGGCCAATCCCGGAAGATTTTTCTATGCTAATATGTCTATGGGAATTAATATGGTCGAAAACGCCCGTATATTTAATCTGGAGAAATTTATTTTTGTTGGTACAGTTTGTTCGTATCCAAAATTTTGTAAGGCTCCTTTCCTTGAAGAATCTATATGGGACGGATATCCAGAAGAAACTAATGCTCCTTATGGAATAGCTAAAAAAAGTATTATGGTAATGCTTCAGTCTTATAATAAACAGTATGGGTTAAAGTCTTGTGTTATTATGCCAACTAATATGTATGGGCCTAATGATAACTTTAAAGATGAAAGTAGTCATGTTATTCCAAGTTTGATAAAAAAGTTTGTGGGGGCAAAATTAAATAATGAGGAATCTGTAACTTGTTGGGGAACTGGAAAAGCTACTAGGGAGTTTTTATATGTGGGGGATTGTGCAAGGGGAATAGTTAGTGGGTTAAAATTAATAGATGATCCGGTTCCTATTAATATGGGTGGGGGAGTTGAAATTAGTATGTGGGATTTGGCCTATAAAATTAAAGATAGGGTTGGATATGGGGGATCTATCTTGTGGGATGAGTCTAAGCCTGATGGTCAACCAAGACGGTTATTAAATATTGATAGGGCAAAAAAATTATTAGGGTGGGAAAGCTTGGTGAATTTTGATGAGGGTTTAAAAGAGACGGTGGAATGGTATGAACAAACTTTAAAAGGGGAAAATAATGGTTGAAAATATTAAAAAGAGGCCTTTCGGTTATAGTTATTTTTTAGATATGTATGATTGTGAGGATACTACGGCAGATGATATGGAGTTGGTTTATAGATTTTTAGAAAGATTGGTTGATGAGATTGGAATGACTCGTATGACTCCTCCTATTGTTATTCATGGTCCAACTGATCATGGGAGGGAAATTTATGAAGATAAGTGGGGGGTTAGTGGGTGGGTAGGATTAATAGAGAGTGGAATTCAAATTCATGCTATAGAGGCAAAACATTTTATTAGTCTAGATGTCTATTCGTGTGCTGAATTTAAACCAGAGGTTGTATTAAACTTTGCTAAGAAAACTTTTGGGTTCAAGAAGCATGAGGCTCATTTCTTGGAGCGGGGAATTGATTATCATGAGTGATGGTAGTAGTAATATGTCTCCTATAATGATGAAACCTGAAGTAAAACTTATTAGTGTTACTCCTGATGCAGAAAAGCATATGGCTTATTGTGCTCGGGTTAGCAATCCTAATAATCAGGAGAATGATAATTTTTCTGGATTACTAAAGTATTGTATTGATCACCAACATTGGAGTATTTTTGAACAGGCTTTTCTTACTGTTGAGATTAATACTAGTCGGGGGATTGCTGCTCAAATATTGAGACATAGATCATTTACATTTCAAGAGTTCTCACAGCGTTATGCTGATAGTTCTCTTTTGGGTGAGATTCCTCTTCCAGAGCTTCGTAGACAAGATACAAAGAATAGGCAGAATTCTACAGATGATCTTGATCCAGATCTTGCTGGTCAACTATATTCTGAGATGCAAAATCACTTCAAGGCTTCTCAGGATTTGTACAAAAGACTTTTAGATGTGGGGGTAGCAAAAGAGTGTGCGAGATTTGTTCTTCCTCTTGCTACTCCTACAAGGCTCTATATGACGGGTTCTGTAAGGTCTTGGATTCATTATATAGGGCTTCGCTCAGGTCACGGAACACAAAAAGAACATAAGCATATTGCTGAACTTATTCGTGATATCTTTACTTGTGAGTTTCCTGTAATAGCTAAAGCTCTTTATGGGTGGGAGATTAAATATTTGTGGGACAAATGATCCAAATTTTATAATGGTGTCAATAAAAGGAGAATGTTATTATGCAGAAAAGAAGATTATATGTGGGGGTTTTAGTATTTATATTAGTGATGGGTGGGGGATTAAATGTTTGCTGGGCAAATGATCCAACTTTTATAATGGTTGAGAGGGGATATGTTGTAGAAACTAATATGGTAGTTATGGTTCCTCAAACTATTGTTTATGTACCAATGGTTAATCATACGGTGTCTTATTATTATCCTGTTGCTCCATTGATTCAGGTTGTTCCAATGGTTGGAATAGTGCCTGGTTATAGGGTGGGGCTTTTTCATAGACAGCGGGTTCCAGTTGGGGTTCCTGTATATTTTTATGGTAATAATTATTAAAGTGGCTAATTAAATATTAAACTGGCCAATTATTTTTTAGGGTTCGTATCGTTTATGGACCACCCCAGGTTTTATTGGAAAAACTCCGAAGTCCTTTGGAAAACAAAAAAACCCCCCCCTCTTGCGGGGCCCGTTCTATTGGGGGGATAGCCAATACCATAGTAGACCCTCATATTGGGGCCCGAATGTAAGTCCTTACGCTGTAAGGAGTTACGAGAAGCTTTCACCCGCCCGAAAGTTGTAAGTTCTTTGATACCAACGACTTAGAGCAAGTGCCCAGAGCAAATACCGTGCCAAACTTTGTACAAAAGATTTATTTTGTTTTG